TTACAATATGTGCTGTTTTATTGTCAAAGTCTTCACATAATGCAGCTAGCTTTGAACCATTGTCTTTTTGTATGAGATAATCAGCTTGTGTCATATAGACATAGCCTTTCTGTCGCATCTGGTCTATGTAAAGTTTTGTAGCATTTAGTATTGTAGTTTTGGAGAATTCAGGATAAGTTCTTAAGAACCATTCCATCTTCTTTATTACACCTTGCTTGTCACCCCTGATAGGAGTTCCATTACCTGACTTTATCCCTTTAGGGAATAAGTTACGGTATTCTTCTGCAAAGGATGTAAAGCTATCTGTTCTTTCAAACAGTGCTAGGCCATCTCCAGTAAGGGAATAAGGATAACTAGATTCAGAATGTGGGTTTTCTCTCAGATAACCTGAATGTGACAATACGAAGTATGTCTCATCAGGTATACAGCACAATACATCTTTAGGATTCTTGTTTTGATATATGCAATACAGGATTACATACTCACTAGGACTTAGGTCCTTATCCTCAAGAAGTTCAAGGTCAATATTAATATTCATCCTCTAAGAATCTAGTGTACATTTTAAGTTTTTTGTTCGCCTTTTTCAATTCTTTCTGAGTCAGTTTACCACCCTGACAAAGGGGGCAAGGCACAGGGAGCTTACCATCTCTAGTAAGCTCCTTTGCGCCAAAACAATATAAACAGATCTCAGAAGATTGGTGGTTCTTCATCACTAGACTTTGTATTCCAGAGTCTTATTCTTTTCACTTTAACTGTAAATTCCCTATACCTTTGGCTAAATTGCTTAACCTCATAATACAGGTAATAACCGTCATGCATGTGCTTGATTATATTCACACTATGTGCTTTACATAGCATGTATATGAGCATAAAGATAGTGAATAATTCAAACATATCCAAGATTTTTGTACATAAGAAATCTGTCAGTAGCTTCCATTTTACTAATAATTTCAAACTGCTTGAGCTTCAGTTTCTTTGTTCTTTTCAGTTTCTTGGATAATTGCTCTGTATTTTTGAATACAGTCGTCCGTGGAATGGCAGTGGATCTCTTCATAGTTATTGATATTCTCCATAGCTTTTTTATACCATTTGACTTCCTGAGTTCCAGCAGTAACATAGATAAATATATTACCTACACTATCTGTAACTCTCTGTCTGCCAATGGCTTGAATCATATCAAGCTCTTTTGAATAGTAAGACATCAAGATGGTATTATCCAAGTCCTTCAAGTTAGCGCCCTGCTTAAGCATTTTAAATGATGCGATTGTTTTAATCTTACCTGCATCAAAATCATGTCTAAGCTTAGCATTCTCTTTGTCTGAGTTCTTGTTACTTATCACATTAGTAGTGACACATAACAGAGTGTCAATGCTATTACCAAAGACTAGGCTTTTACCTTTGATTGCTGCTAGTAGTTTATTTACAGATTCTATCTTAGAAGCCATAGTATAAAGTACTTTAGCACGAGCTGCAGATGTATTTCTAATCTTAAAGGTTTTAGCTGGACCATCAGGTAAGAACAATGCCCTTTTGAACTCAGCATCCCAATAATCATAAGCTGCTTTCTCAGTAGTCAAGAAAGGTTTGGCCTTACTACCAGCAACTACAGTCTTATTATTATAATCCAAATGATGGTTTATAATAAAGATCCTGAGCTTTTTAGTAGTGCCGTCCTGTACAGCTTGGTTGAGATTATACTTGAAGCATACTGGAGCTATAGTATCTACCCAATACCCTTTACTTACCTCATTACCATCTGCATCCAGGTATTTAGTGCTTCTATCTACCGTAGCAGATAATCCGAGTATGTGCTTATACGTATTGTTCGTATAGAATTGTACGTATTGCGGTGTAAGAGATGAGTGTATTTCATCTGCACATACTAAATCCCATTCTGTATCTTTCAGCTTGTATGCTGACTGATAGCACATGAATGTCAACTCATGTTCTTTTCTCAAGTCATACTTGAATAGCTTCTTGAAAAACTTAATGTCTTTCTCCAAGTCTATCTCACGCTGGCTTGTCTCTGCTAAGAATAGGATTTTAGAACCTTTAGGTAACAAGCGAGTTGCCTTGATAAAACAGAATGTCTTACCAATACCAGTACTCAAGTTAAGAGTACCTTTTTTACCCGCTTGTTCCCAGGTTTCTACCGCAGCATTTTGGATACTATCCCTCTTGCTGTCTAACATATTATTTTTTATAGATTGTTGTACCAGTTTGAATGAACTTTTCTACATGTACTTCAGGCTCTGCTAAGAACATATCTACTAATTGTTTTAGCTCTTTAGCATCAATAAGTAAATTTTGCATAACTCTTTTACGACCTAATTCAAGTAAATCAACAAATTCATACGCACAATCACCCCATCTTGCTATAAGAGTATGATGCATTCTCCAGCTATAACCTTTATTACGGTCTTCTTCGCTTTGATAACCTTTGCCTATAATCATAGGATCTGGAGCTTTATCATCATACCATACTTCCATCCAATCAAACATTTCCATGTCTTGTGCAAACTTAATAGTTTGAAGTACTTCAACAGGAATAGTAGATTTAGTATAAGCAGTAATTTTTACAGATGCTGGGCATAAAGCAGTAAGAATTCTTACTTGTGCATTATTAAGCGGCTGATATACATTAGGTACTTTCTCAGGTTTTACTGCAGGGATACCTAGTTCTTCAGTTAATCTGTGATACTCAGCTAATGCATTTTCATCTAAGATTAAATGCTCATTTTCTGGTTCTCTATAGACTTTTACTTGCATGGTTATAAGTAGCTTGTTCTGTTGTTAATTGTTTCTTGTGCTGATTCTAGATTGCCTAAGATTGTATCAAGCATGAATTGATTAGGTGCGTTAAGAATGTGGTTTACATTCAGCTCATAAGCTGAGTTATTCTCAAGCATGCTACGCAGGTTATCTACTTGCTCTTCGTAATGCGTAAATAAGATGTCAGAGAAGTCAAGATTCTCATCTTGCAGGATATTATTCTCTTCATCTACTTCCAGCACTGCGACAGGAGTAAATGCACAGGTACGCAGTTTACCATCCTCACCACGAGGTACAGCCAATACATCCATAGGATTTACTGCTACAAGGATTGCTGTATCACCAAAGCCTGAATAATCATAAGCTTTACTTGCTACGTGCAAACCTTTAGAACAGCTTACCTGATTGGATTGGTTACCTTGGTGACGTTGAATCCTAGCCTCTACACCAATACGATAGTCCATAGTTTTAGTATGGGCATCTGTAAATTGTTCTTGCATAAGATTAGGTAAGTCAAGATAGAGCTGCTCAAGAGTACCTTTGTACGTATAGGTATAATCATCACCTACTACATCTGATACACTATCCATATGTACAAGTTGAAGCATACCGTCTTTCTCATACACATAATAAGACTTTGGACTCTTCTTCCAGTTAGCTTTTACCTTGACATAATTGCTTGATACAAATCCTACAAGACCTTTGTTCTCAGCATTCCTAGAAACTACTCTACGATAAGCCAGGAACATACCTTGATTGGTAATCTGCATTTCATGATGCTGTAAGAACCTGAACAGATCCTCACGACTCTCTGCATTAGGATTAAGACTGCACCACATCCAGAATCTGTCAATAGCTTGAAAGTCTTCTCTGTCTTCAAAGTCAGCCAAAGGAATACCATCTTCAATACTTTCCAGATATTCCTGATAAGCTTCTACATAAGCCAGAGCCAACTCTTCTGGCACGCTCAAAACAATTCCTTGTCTGTACAAAGCATTGTCTGTAACACTGAATAAGTGAGGCATATCTTTAGTCATAGTAAAGATATTCTCAACAATGTGTTTCTTCTGTACAAACTTTTTCTCCTCTGCACATAGTTCAGGTACCAGCATGTTTTTCACAGCTTCCACATCATTGGCCCTGACAAAAGCATAAACTTCTTTAAACTGTTCATCAGTACATTGAGCACTGATAACTTGACCATCATCTGTAATCACAGTTACAGTTGAGTCGATTTTAAGAATTTTCATATAGGTTGAGTTTAGTGAGATTTAAGATAAATGGAATTTTGTTCTTTTGTCTATATACAAATATACGCTTTGTTGAAGTTTGATTTTTTAGTTCTGCATCAAGATACTCTTTACCAGCTCTTTCCCTGAAATTAGTAATAAGCGTTACTTGTTTATGTGTTCCTCTGCTACAGGTTACACAGATTGATTTTTCAGATATGCTTATTACATATCCAGGAATAAAAATAGTATTACAATTTACTAATACTACATCACCTGGTACAATCTCATTACCAAAGAAATCTTCAGAATAAACTATATTCTTTGCCTTATAATTCTCCAGTATTTTCTTCAGCTGTTCTGTCATTTTGATAATATTTTAGATCTAGTTTACACTTTTTTGCTTTAGCTACAAACCTTGCAAATTCAGCAGGCTTTTTCTCATAACTGTTAGTACCATATTTACTTGAGGGCTCAATTAAAGTGATAAAATCATATTTATTTATCTTTTCTAATTGACTAATCAAAGTTTCTATGTTAGAGTCATAAGCATTATTTTCACTAGCTGTAGTAAGCAGCTTTTCTGCAAATTGGTCACGCTCATCAGCATTCCATGACTTTCTAAAGAATGGTATACGTTCATCAATAGTAGCGTTCAATTCACCAGCTTGCTTTACTATTTCATGGCTAGGAGTATGTAGCTGTTTTAGCAATTCTCTACATTCATACAATCGTTTGTATTTACTACCATAGAATTGAGTGAACTTCAGCAGACTTGCATAATACCTGAATAGCTTAGTTTTACCTTTCAGAAACTCATCTATATGGATATAAGAAGGAAGAAGAGATAAGTATTTATGATTTGCTTTAGCAGTTATCATTACCTTGACTTTAGGATGTGCTAACCGTGTAAAGAAATATAAATAGCCTAGAGCAGTCTTGTCATCCTTAGTACCATAAATTGTAAAATACTTTTGTGAAGAAAGCTTAGCTATCAACATATCAGCACTCCTGAATATAGGAGCAGCATAAGTCCAAGTACCTCTATTCTCAGGAAACTCTACAAGTATTTTACCTGCGTTCTTACGAAGGCTCTTTGCATCATTAGTTTGTACCTTGTTTTGTTTCTGTGCAAGTAACCATTCCTTTGTAGGAGGATGATCCTCGTATATTACAGAATTTTCTGTGACATACTTATCTTGCCATGCTTGGAATGTCTTGATAGTCTCACGCCATTGCTTTTTAGGTACTTTACTAAGTGAAAGTAATTCATAATAGTTAAGTACTCCACGAGCATCCTTGCTAGGATATAACCTGATATACCTTGTTTTACGTATTACATACCATGAGTCTTGCTTAAACTTGTTTGCTATGAACTTATTGTGCTTAGGATCAAGAAGTGTTTTAGCAAATAAATACTTAACACTATTGTTTAAGGCTTTCTTAAGATCAGGAATAGCTCTTGAATAGTTTGAGTCTGACTTTCTACCATTTCTAATATGCTGCGTAACAGCATAACCAAAGAATAGATCACCGACTGAATCAAGTTTAAACTCAATAGGCAAGTCTTTGATTTTAGGATATACTTTATTAGTATGGGGATTTATAAGACTGTTGATGTTTATACGTCTAGTATCTACAGTAACTATAGGAAACTTAAGAGCATATACAAAGTCTTCTAAATCTTCATACTCATGACTTTGGTTTTCATAGAGCATGAGAAGTTCATTACGAAATTCTACAAGCTTAGCCTCTACGTTTTCTAAAGTCTGTTTGTTATAAAGTATAGATTCCCTGTTAGGAGTAATAGCTATGTCACCTATATTAAAGTTAATAGCTATACCTGTACAATCACTTGCTACATTCTGTAGTTTAAAATCATTCTTAATACTAGTCCAATCAATAGGATAAGATACAGGACCAATCTTAAGACGTAAGCCTCTTGATTCTATGCTTGAGTAAGTAAATGTATTTGCTTTTACAATCTTGAATTTCTCATTTACATTTTCTGAATCAATATTAAAGTATACATTTTCAAAGAATGCAAGCTGTTGTTTGGTCTTAGTTATAAAGTCTAGTTTATCAGACCATGACTTGATGTTAATTCTTATTGTAGTACCATTAGGTAAGTCAGTGAGTTTAGTCACAAGCAAGTCAATCTGAGGAACACCTTCAGATTTATGCATAAGATACTCATACTGCATACCATCAACACGAGTAGAAATGAATACCTCATTGGTATAACTCAGGCCAGAGAATTTACCTAAGCCCATCATACCTATGGCTTCATTACTTGTCCTTTTAGTGGATTTACCGAACTTACGGTATACCTCATTGATTCTTTGTGGTGACAAACCAGGACCTAAGTCTGTCACATACCAATAACTGCCTGTATCAGCAGATGTCTGAATACCTACCTCAATAGGTTTACTTCTATTACCAGCCTCTACATTAGCATCCCATGCATTAGAGCTATACTCACGAATGAGTGAGCCAATAGGATCAGAATATAGATTAGTAGATAAGATTTGTAAAATCCAACTAAGATCTTCCGCATCAATCTCTGCTTTATGGGATTCAAAATTACCATACAGCTGGACTTCTTTTAATGCGGAATGTAATATATCCTCTTTCATAGTTTAGAATATATACCTGATTTTATTCCAAGGTATGATTTCATTGTGCAATTGTTTGAATTGATAGATAAAGCCTGCTTTTAGATTATGCTCATATCTTATGTTCTCCCCTCCATACTGAGAGATCTTACCTTCTTGTATCTTGGGATTCCATAGTAACTCTTCGCCTGGTAGATTGTGTGCTACATTATATGCATGCTTGTGCTTGTTATGAGTTAAGAATATCACCTCAGCTTTTACTATGTGCTTATTAGTGACATGTTCCTCTACTAGCTCAAACAATTGTCTATATTGTGCAATCCAATCAGGCTGTACTATTACAGGACTGAAGTTTATGTGTACATCATATCCTGCTTCAATGAATTTGTCAATAGCCTTAATCCTATCTATGATTTTACTGGTATTTGGCTCCAGTTTATCTGAATAGTCTTGAGGCATCAAGCTAAATCTAATCCTGATTTTACTCTCAGCATTATAGCTAAGTAGCAAAGGGTTTACATACTTTGTAGCAAATGAACCCATAGCAATAGGATGATACTTGAAGAAATCAAATATCTGTTCCCATTTGTGGAACTTTGCATGGAGCGCAAAGTCCTCATTGCATGATATGTCATAAGTTACATATTTCTCATGAGTTTGATTAGGCTTATCTACCACAGCAAACCATGCATGAGAGTCAATCTCTGTAAGAATATTCTCAGGATTTGTAGCTATATCCAAGCCTTCGGGCTTATGTCTCTTCATGTAACAATACGTACAATTATAGAGACAACCATGCCCGAAGCTTGGAGAAATAAAGTCAGTACTACGTCCACTTTCACGTATTGTGAATGTCTTGCGTCTTACTTCTTTCAACATGCATTAAGATCTAAAATATAATTCACCTACTGCAAAGTATCTATCTCTATCAGTATTCTCTACAATAGTAACCATAGAACCTTCTGTCAATCCTTTGATATAATACTGTGCGTAAGGATCTGTAGATTCTTTTAATACATTAAGAACATTATCATTATCAATCTTTGTAACTCCTATCATAGGAGTATGAGTAAGTGCAATTCTTATCATAGGATAAGAACTACTTAATAATTGTCTGTAATAACCTGTTGGAGGTTTTGTCATTTGGTCCATGCGTCTGAAATAGTAATATCAGATAATACTGGGATTGTTTTAATGATTTCTGCACCTGCTTCTTGCATTTGTTTTAATGTACTTACGTATGAGATATAATGCACGTTTAGTCATTTGAGCACCTGAGCCTTGAATAGGAGTATTCATACTGGCACGCTCAATCTCACCTACTACTTTAAAGTCTTCCTTATCTCGTATATCTTGCCATTTAGGAAAGTGTCGTATAATAGAATAAGGTTTAAATGATCTGATAAACCCATTCCTCATACCATACTTTCTGCATCTTTCAAGATACTTGTTGAGCTTTTCTGTTGCTCTGAAATAATCCTTGATAATCTTGTCTGCATCTTTTACCTCAATGCTGAGAGTATCAGATAGCTTGAATTTAGACATACCATAGATTAGTCCGAAGTTTACAGTTTTAGCTGCATCACGATAAGATTTACCTCTGAGAAAGTCTGGTTTGTCCCTGACTTGATCTAATGATACTTTGAATACCATAGATGCTACCTCAGAATGTAAGTCTTTACCATTGTTAAATGCATCAAGCCACAGTGGTTCCTGACTACCTTCTGCACATAGACGTAGCTCCTGACCTGCAAAGTCACAGCTTACCATCTTGAATCCTGGTCTTGCTACAAAGCAATTCCTATACTCCACTTTAGCTGGGATATTCTGCATGTTTGGAGCCCTTTCTTCAGGAGAACCTGAAGTAACACGGCTGGTATCTGCAATTTGCCAGAATGAAGTGTGGATTCTGTGTGTGTAAGGATTAACATATTTCAGAAAATCCTCACCATAGGTAGTTACAAGCTTTTGCTGCTTCTTGTAATCTATGAACTGCTTTACAAGGGGATATTTGTACTGGTATTTAGTGAGGAATCTTTCTGAAGTACTTTCTAGATTAAGCCCCAATGCTTTAAATACCCTGTCTACCTGACTGGGGCTTGACCAGAGAATGTTAATATCCCTCTCATGTTGTTCACCATCCTCAAATCCTGCGAACATGTTCATTTGAACCTTTTGCTTGACAAATCTTTCAAGCTTGGGTTCTTGTCTTACAAGTTCATCAAGTTTATCAGTATAGTCCTTCTCGTTGAATTTAGCCTTGTTAGCCAAGTTTAGCCACATTTCTTGGCTAAATCCCATACCATTGTACTCTATGTCAGCTAAAGCTAAACATGCGTCAAACTCATTCTGTACCCATCCAGCTATGTCTTTCTCTGCAATCTTAGCTAATTGCTTAGTTTTGATTTCAGTAAGACATGTCACATCACCTACACCATAGGTAATTTGTTGCTCTGTGAATGGTTCTCCTTCAAGATAAGAGAACTGTCCACGTACAGATTTATTAAGTTTGATATTGCAGTATTTCTCTGCAAGATGTGCCAGTCCTAAAGACCTTACCTCATATCCATTAGTAAGACATGCTTCTGCAAGCATAGTATCATAAATATTGTCCAGCTCAATGCCGTAGAATTTAAGATACTTGTAGTCAAACTTAAGATTCTGGCCTACTACCAGAATAGATTCAAGATAAGATTTTAAGAAAGAGATGCCTGTAGTACGTACATCAATGACATATGTAATGTCCTGCCAATTGAGCTGAAGCATCAACATCTTATTATGATGGTTGAACTGACCTTCAGTCTCTGAGTCAAGATTAATCTCTGTAAGAGTCTTGACCCACTCTTCGCATTGTTCTACTGTAGCTAATTCATAGAGATTCGTCTGAATCAGACTTGGATTCCCTATAAAATAGATCATCTGCTTTATTTGATGCTTTTTGTTTAAGATATTTCAGGACAGTATTGAAAGACTTTGCACGGTATACCTCATTCTTGGTAATTTCTCCGTTAAAGTATTTCTCTTTGTCCTCACGCTTAAATGCGTTCCATTCCTTAGCATAAGAGTTGTAATGGAACAAGTAATCATACAGGATGTTAGCCATGATTTTTGGTAGTTTTAACCTTATTGTCCCAAAAATAGTCACATTCTGGGACAATCTGGCCATCTTTTTCTACGTGCTTCAATGGACTCTTTCCAAAGTATGACTGTCTGTGTGGATTAGGTGCTACAGTGTACCTATGACAATCATATTTCATAGGACAGTCATGGTCTGAGCATTTAGTAAGGTCTGCCATTACTCTTTAGTCTTATTTAAAAAGTCTAGTATGGCTTTATCAATAGCTGTGAGTGTGTCCAATTCATCTTGGTGTCTCTTGACTACCTCTTTGATTTGGTTCATATCATTGCTACTCAAAGCAAGCATAAGCTCTGTCAGACCTGTCTTACGTATTTCATTTGCTTTTTCTTGATTAGCTGCTAATAGCATGTCTGCAGTTTGATTTAGTTTATCATAACTTACGACTTTGAAGAATCTGTGTAGTGCATTCATTTTGTAAGATAGACTATATGGTTTCTTTGTTTGTCTATAAATAGTAGCTTTCCTCCCTTTAATCTGCCCATCACGTATCTTTTACCTAAAGACTTAAGAATCTTTATTGTTATACGCCATTTTAGGCTTCTTTCAGGGATTACTACTACCATACCTAATTCTTTAAAACTACCTCTGTAATTCTAGAGGGATATATTGCAATGATCTGGTCTATACCATTATACATAATAATGTTATTTTCTGTTATAGTAAGCCTAGTTGCTTGAATACTAGTCTCATATATATCGTCATTAGCGAATATACGAATTAAATATGTTTTAGTCTTACCTGTAGCTGAGTCTTTTACAGCCTTTTCAAAGTCCTTCCTTTGTGCAGATTTAATACCCATTTCCTCGTTTTTTATCTACATCCACCTCTACAGGTGTTTTTACAGGACAGTAGCTACCTAATAATCCCTTGCGGTTAGTAAAGTATACACAGGTGTCTGCTTCATATCTCTTGTCAGTATAATATATTACCCAGCCTGGATCAGCTGAATGAATACTATCTACAAAATACCAGTGAAACTTCTCAGGTAATGTCCAATCAAATGTTCTAGACACTACAAGATGTGCTTCACAGAAGTATTTAACTCTGTATACAACAAGATCTGCTTTATTCTTTTTATCAGTTACA